TCTAAGAAAGGTAAACTTAAAAGTGAAGAGTATAAAAAGTCTATGAGGGGTAAGCGTCCCCATGTAAACCAGAAGGGAAACAATAACAATTTTGCTAAGAAGATTGTGACACCATATGGTATATTTTATAGTTTAAAAGAAGCCGCTGAGAAGTTAAACATGAAATATGATTCTATACACTATAAGCTAAAAACAAAACATGATGGTTGGGATTACATTTAATGATAAAACTTTTCGGTTTTGAAATCAATCGCCAAAAGTCAGAGAAAGAGGATGAGCGCAATAAGACATTCGCTCTTCCTCAGAATGATGATGGTGCAGTAACGATCCAGTCAGGTGCCTATTACGGCACTTACGTTGACTTGGATGGCGTTGTTCGTAATGAGATAGAGCTTATTACACGATATAGAGAAATGTCAATGCAGCCAGAATTGGAAACTGCTATTGATGATATCGTTAATGAAGCTATTGTCTACGAAGACAAAGGTAATGGTGTTGAAATCAATACCGATGAGCTAAAAGAATCAGAACAAATCAAGAAGAAAATTCGTGAAGAGTTCGAATACATTCTCAAGCTATTGAACTTCGGTAACATGGGCCACGACATATTCCGTCGTTGGTACATTGATGGTAGAATGTTCTATCATATCGTTATCGATGAAAAGTCTCCTCAAAAAGGTATTCAAGAACTAAAGTACGTAGACCCTCGTCGTATACGTAAAATCCGCGAAATTCAAAAAACAAAAGATACAACTACAGGTATGGAAATCATCAAGCAGATGAATGAGTACTACTTGTACAATGAACGTGGCGTCATTGGCGCACACAGCAATCTAGGCACAAAGATTGCTACAGATTCCATTGTTAACGTCAACTCAGGTCTAATGGATTCAAAGAGAGCTATGGTTCTCTCTTATCTTCACAAAGCAATCAAGCCTCTAAACCAGTTAAGAATGGTCGAAGACGCTACAGTTATCTATCGTCTCTCACGCGCGCCTGAGCGTAGAGTATTCTATGTTGACGTTGGTAACATGCCTACAATCAAAGCTGAACAATACCTTCGTGATATCATGGTCAAGTACCGCAACAAGCTGGTATATGATAGCACAACAGGCGAAATCAAAGATGACCGTAAGCATCTTTCAATGCTAGAAGATTTCTGGTTACCTCGTCGTGAAGGCGGTAAAGGTACAGAAATTACAACTCTTCCAGGAGGCCAAAATCTTGGTGAGTTAGAAGACGTTAAGTATTTTGAAAAGAAGCTATACAAGTCGTTAGGTGTACCTGCATCAAGACTTGAACAAGGTCAAGGTTTTTCATTAGGCAGATCAACAGAAGTTAGCCGTGACGAACTAAAGTTCAATAAGTTTGTTGAGCGTCTACGTAATAAGTTCTCTACATTATTTGATGATCTTCTACGTGTACAGTTGGTACTTAAGAAAGTCTGTTCTGAAGAAGAATGGAAAGAGTTCAAAGAGAATGTTTACTATGATTTCTTAAAAGATAATAACTTTACAGAATTAAAAGAGGCTGAGCTTCTTCTTAACAGAATGGGTGTACTACAGATGGTTGATCCATATGTTGGTCGCTATTACTCAAAAGAATGGGTTCGCCGTAATGTTCTAATGATGGATGATGAAGATATTGAAGAAATTGATGAGCAGATTGCAAATGAACAAGCTGCTAATACACCTGTAGATGAACAAGGTAATCCACTTCCAACAGATGAACAAGGTAATCCTTTACCACCTGAAACACCTCAACCACCAGTACCTAATATTGTTCCACCTACACCTCAAGAAGGTATGATACAGCAGTATATGGCACAGCAAGGTGTACCGCCAGAACAACAACCAGTTCAAGATGGTACAGGTAAAGATACAACAAACCCAATGGACATGGGAGTGAACGCGCCTTCAAGAAAGCAACGTTTCGTAAATGATACTTTGGAGCCAGCCCGTTGAAGAAATTTGATGAGTTTTTAGAAGAGAATCTAGCATTTCAGGTTAAAACAGAACCTAAAACTGCGGCCGCCAAAGAAGCTCGTAAGATGGGTTTGACTTATATGGGATTTGGTCGTTACGCCGATAGAAAAGGTAAACTTGCTTACCTTGTACATGACGATAGACTTATTCCATATAAAAGCGAAGATGATGTTGATTTAATGCATTATAAGGCTGGCGCAGCACAACATAGTGAGACATTAACTAAAAAGAATAAAAAGAAAAACATAAGCCCAACTGCTAAAGGGCAACCAAGTAAAGCTGAACTTCTTAAAAAAGACGCTGACTTCTATAGTAATGTTAATTCCAAAAGAAGCAAAGAAGATGCTGCTATCTTAAAAGACCTTTACAAAGATGCTAATAAAGTAGACAAAGAACTATTTAAATTTTATAAACCTAATATGTTTGACCAAACTGAACTTGAAGCAATTGATTATTATACTGCCGAAGGATATTCACCTATAAATAGATATCTCTATAAAGGTCATGATGATGGAGTTTCGGCAGAACAAGATGAATATTTAAATCAAACGATTGAAGCATTAGATACTGCTTTTGAAGAAACACAGACTCCATTTCCATATACTGTATATTCAGGTCTTAGTTCTCGTTATAGCGCAGATAAATTTCAAGTTAATGGTGAGTACATCTTTAGAGGATATGTTTCTACATCTTTAGATTTCAATACAGCTATTGGCGGTTTTGCTGATGTTGGTTCTTCTGATCAAGCAGTTGTATTACAGATAGAATTAGAAAAAGGTCAAAAAGCAATATATCTTGATGCTGTTTCATCCAATTCAGGCGAAAGAGAAACTTTGTTACCAAGAGGATCAAAAATAAAAGTTGTATCAGGTCCTCATGTACTAGATTCAAACCTTTTTACAGATGCATATGGCACTAGTTCAATTGCATTGTTTCATTGTCAATTAATAGAAGATGCATAAATATATTACCAATAATTTCGGAGAAAACAAATGAGTGTAGAAAAAGCAATCGTAAATATTCTAGAGGGTAATCTAGAAGAAATGCGTCAGAACTTTTCTGTTGCTTTGACAGAAAAGGCATCAATGAAGCTTGACGAAAAGAAGGTCGAGATTGGCCAAATGTACTTTGGTCAGATGCAGGAAAAAGTAGAGCAGCTTGATGAAGCAGCCGTACCAGATAGTCACAAGAAAGCAATGATAAAATCATATGGTCCTGGTCGTGTTACCGTTGACAAGAAAAATGGTTTAATCCGTCATACAGATAAGTATGGTGAAACAAATTCTCATAAGTATGACCCAAATAAAAACCAACCAATTGGTCGTCATGTAGGTACTATATCTGTAGATTTAGAAGAATCAACTCCTGCTGATGAAGGTAAAGAAGCTGCTAGACATGATGACAGAATGCGTGAAAAGCATAAAGAAAAATATCCTGATAAAGAACTTCCTGCTCGTCTAACAGGTAAACTTGCTGGTAAGTTTGTAGCTCGTCAAGAAAAGAATAGAAAAGGTTAACGTATTATGAAAAGTCTTAAGCAGATTCGTGAACATAGAGAACTCATTATTGAAAGAGAAGAAGCCGAAGAACGTAAGCTTACTTCTTTGGTTCGCGCTGGTCTATTTGACTCTAAGAAGTTACCTGCTTTAAAGAGAGCATTAGACAAATCTGCTGATAAGATTTCAGGTCAAGAGAAGCGTATGCTTGTTACTCTACTTGATTCTTTAATTGATCAAGTACTTTCTAATCAATCTGTATACCAAAAGGTAAAGCAGAATGTAATGAAAGAAGAATATTTGGATGAAGGCAGACTTGATCCAACTACTAGAGATATTAATGATCTACCGAACATTATCATGCTAAGACGCAGAGCGATTAGATCATTTCCAGGCGGCGGCAAGGTTGTTATGTACTGGGCAGACAAGATCAATAGATACATTCCTATTCCAGTTGATCCAATTAATACAATTACTCGCGGGCCCAATATCGATGGTTTGAATGAAGCTAAAGCTTTCAGTAGCATGTCTGATGATGAACAAGATGAACTAGTCAAGTCAACTAGAAAAATGAACCCTATTCTTCCTGCTAAAAAGAAAAAGCTCATGGTTCGAACAAAATTAGGTAAGAAGACACAAGCTCAGAGACTAGAAAGAATTAAAAAAGGTCGTCAATATCAGGCGGCAATAAAGTTTGGTGGTGAACAAGGTTATGGATCACAAGCTTATCAATTTGCTAAGAGTGGTCAAAAGGCGGCTGCCTTAGGCACTTTAGTTGGCGGTGGAATTGGTTCTTTAGTTAGACGCCTTGCGAAAGAAGGTCTAGAGACAACTCGAATCAAGATGAAGAAGATGACAGTATCTCCTTTGACTGGTGTTAGAAAGAATGAAGTTCTACGTGAAGAATTTCGAAGCAATATCAAAACACAAAGAGAATTAGATGAAGGTTTAGCAGGCGCAGTTATTGGCACAATTGCAAAATACGGACCTAAAGTAGCTAAAGCTGTTGGAAAATATGCAGATGATGCTGTTAAAGGCGTAGGTAATGCAGTAAAAGATTTTAAAGCCGGTAGAGCAGTAGCTACTGCTGAAAAAGAAGCAGCGGCCGCATCTAAAGCAGCTAAAGTTGCTAAAAGAGAAGAAGCACTCAATCGACTAAAGAGAATTAGAAGTAAAAATAGAAATGCTTTAAGGTCTAAAAATCTAAAAAAGACTCGTTCAGGACTAGCAGGTAATGCAGCTAGACTTGCAGCAGGCGCGGGCCTAGCTTCAGCTTTAAGTGGTGATGGTAGTTCATCTTCATCTAGCGGTGATGCATCATATCAAACACAACGTAGAGAAGTTGGTAGAACATCTGGCGAATCATCATTTAAGACAAATGCTAGTCGTTATGATCCAAGAGAAATAGCTGATAAAAAGTTACAGCGCAAAGCTTTTCAAACTGAAAGTATCATCAAAGAATTAAAGTCAATTACTGAAGGCCAAGAGAAGAATATCACACTCAGAGATGGTAATAGTATCGATATTGGATATGGTCTTGCCACTAGAATTATAAATATATATGAATCTATGAACAAAAACAATAAGCAAACAATGGCTAACATGCTTGAAGAAAGTGTAGACAATTTCAAGAAGATTGGTCAATTTGCCATTGACAACGGGAAATAACAGAAATGGCTAATCTATTAAGAGAACAAAGAATTATCGATAACGCAAAGAGAGCTTTAATCAAGTATGTCTTTGTCTATGTAGATACCGCTGAAGCGAATACTCTTCTAGTAGATGCTTCTACTCTATCTGGTGCATTGAACACCAGTGGTTATATCATGACAAGTAATACAGATATTCGCTCAAACTATAGAACAAAAGTTAAAAGAATTTATGGTACGAATAAATCAACTGGATATGTAAAGCTACAGTGGCGCGGTACTACAAACAGCGAAATTATTACCTTTAATACAGGTTCATTTGATTATAACTTTGAGTCAATGGGTGATGGTGCAACAATTGGTAACCCAGAAGCCGCTGCAAATGGCGATATACTATTCTCTACATCGGGCGCGGCAGCTGGTGATGTGTTCACATTGTTTGTTGATCTACGCAAAGATTCAGTTGATTATGATGCTGGTCAGACAGCAGATCCAATAGCATTCAATAGAGGTCGTGCAGCACTATGAAACATCTAGTTGAAAGCATTGCTAACAAGAAGTTTGATAATGCTAATTCTGTCTTCAAAGAAGTTCTTCAAGATATCATTGAACAGAAGATGATTGAAAAGAAGAAGATGATTATGGCTGAATTGGATGTATCCAGAGAAAAACCAGAGACAGATGATATTATTGATATTAGACCAACACAAAAACCAATTCAGTCTGGAAAAGGTGACAAGCAACAGACTGATAATGAGACAGTAGTTGCTAAGAATAATCTAAAAGAAGAAGAGATTGATGAAGCGCGTATTAGCATTGTTAAAGCGCGTGTTCGTGGCGGCAAAATTCAACGTCGAAAGAAGGTATCTAATGTACCTGGTATGACGTTACGCGGCGGTAAGCTTAAGAGAATGTCAGCAGCAGAACGCAGACGCCGTAAGTTAGGCCAACGCAAAGGTAAATTAAAGCGCAGAGCAAAGATGGCTAGAACGCTAATGAAGCGTCAACGTTCATTGCGTAAGCGTAAATCATTAGGAATTTAAATAGATGAAACTCATTACAGAAGAAGTTTTAAATGTCAGATATCTTACCGAAGAAGTAAACGGTAAGAAGGAGTGCTTTATTGAAGGCATCTTCATGCAGGCTGAGAAGCAGAACAGAAACGGTCGAGTATACCCAAGTCATGTTCTCTCAAAAGAAGTGGAAAGATATAATAAAGATTATGTAAATAAGAATAGAGCGTTTGGTGAACTTGGTCATCCAGATTCACCAGCAATCAATCTAGATCGTGTATCCCACATGATCACCAAGCTTTACCCAGATGGTAATAACTTTATTGGTAAAGCAAAAATCTTAGATACTCCAAATGGTAAAATTGTGAAAAGTTTATTAGATGGCGGAGCAAGTCTAGGTGTGTCAACAAGAGGCGTAGGGTCTCTTAAGCCAACCAACGGCTATCAACTCGTTCAACCCGATTTTCATTTGGCTACAGCGGCCGATATCGTTGCGGATCCATCTGCACCTGACGCTTTCGTTCAGGGTATTATGGAAAACGCTGAATGGGTTTTAACAAATCACGGATGGAAAGCAGTACATCACGAACGTGCGCGTAAGATGCTAAAAGAAGCTTCGCGTAACGATATTGAAGATGTAGCACTCAAAATCTTTGAAAACTATCTCTCAAAACTTTAGGAATATAAATAATACAAAATAAGGAGTATTTAAAACATGGGTAAGTCACTTACAGAAGTAGCAAAGGCGATTTTGATGAATGAGTCGAATGACGCATCACCAGATCGTGGCGCTATGTCTTCAAATCCAAATATGGCTTCACTAAAGCCAGGATCAAAGTCTGTCGATCCAAGTCCACTATCAAACTCAGCTCAGGATCTAGGTCCTGCTCTAGTTAATAACACAGATGTTCTTCCATCAGCTAAGGCTGCCGGCGGTTCAAAGAAGGATACTTCAGCTTCTTCACAGTCTCGCAAGGGTGCTGTTCCAGCCGAAGGTCGCAAGTCGCAGGCCGAAGTTATGGAAGAAGACGTTGAACTAGAAGAAGATGCCGATCAGATTGATGAAGAGGCCGATCTAGAAGAAGACGTTGAAATTTCAGAATAACTAGAAGCATTTGTTGCAGAGTGTTTAGCTGAAGGAATGTCTGAAGAAGAAATCGCTGAAGCAATCGAAGAGAACTTCGAACTAGTAACAGAAGATGAAGAAGAGCTATCAGAAGAAGATGTGATGGAAGATTACGAAGTTGACATGTCAGAAGATATGGAAGCTCTATTCTCTGGTGAAGAGCTATCAGAAGAATTCCGCGATAAGGCTACAGCAATCTTCGAAGCTGCTGTAAAGCGCAAGCTAGAAGAAGAACTAGCAACAATTGAAGAAGCCTATGCTCAGACACTTGAAGAGCAGGTTTCATCTATTCATGAGGAACTATCATCTAACGTAGACGATTACCTAAACTATGTTGTTGAAAATTGGATGACTGAAAACGAAGTTGCTATTGAAGCAGGTCTTCGTACAGAACTTACAGAAGATTTTATCTCAGGCCTACACAATCTATTTGTTGAAAACTACATCGACATTCCTGAAGATAAGGTTTCTGTCATCGAAGAACTTGGATCTAAGGTTGAAGAACTTGAAACCAAGCTAAACGAAGAAATTGATCGCAGTGTCACTCTAAGCAAAATGCTTTCAGAAAGCCGCAGATTAGAAGTTCTAAATCAGATGGTTGAAGGTCTAACTGCTACTCAGGCTGATAAGCTTGTAACACTAGCAGAAGGCATCACATTCGATAGCGTAGAAGAGTATTCAGAAAAAGTTTCTACACTAAGAGAAAGTTATTTCCCAACTTCAAGTATTAATGCTCCAAGAGAACTAGATTCTATTGAGCCAGGTACCGAAGGTAAGACAATGATCGCTGAAGAGCTAAACGGACCTATGTCGCGTTACGTAAAGGCGCTAGGTAAGTCTCTTCCTAAGTAATAAAAATTATAAATAATAGAAAGATAAAGATTCTTTAAAGGAGAACAAAAAATGTATCTATCTGAACAATTAGAAAACAAGTGGTCGCCAGTTCTAAGATCGGAAGAGCACACGTCTGAACTCCAGTCACCGATGTAAATCGTATGCCGTCTTCTGCTTGAAAAAAAAAAATAGAAATAATCAGAGATACCAAGGTCACTAA